CGGCCAACATGATCGCGGTGATGCCGTCGTGGTTGCCTGGGTTGATCCGCACGGTGAGGTAGAGGTGCTTCTCGAGCATGCGGGCGATGTGGTGGCGCTTGCAGCGGATGCTGGCGCGGACGACCTCGGCGTGGCGGCCGTGCGTGTCGAGATGGTGGCCGCTCTTGGTGCGGCTGGCGTTGTTGTCGGCGTGGAGGCTGTCGCCCAGGTCGATGTAGAGGGCGTAGGTCGACGGGGGCGTGGAGGCGACCAGCCTGTCAATGGCGGCCTTGGTGATGCGCTCGAACTCGACCAGGTCGAAGGTCTGCCCCGTCTCGTCCTGCCAAGAGTAGAGGCCTGCGTGCGGATCGCCCTGTGGGTACACGGTCAACAGATCGTCGTCGCTGTGCGCGGGGGCGGCGAGGGGCGCGAGTGGTTCCAGTCCCTCAAGCAGCGCCGCCCTGATAGCCAGCAGTCGTTCGGCCTGCGCCTCGGCGTCTGGCGACTGGCGCTCCCACACCCGCTCGACGCCGTTGGGGCCGCGTTGGACCGTGACCTCGCCCATGCGGTAGCCGGGGGCGACGCCGTCGTTGAAATGCCCCGGCGCGTGGCCGCGGCGGGCGGCTTCTTTCTGGAAGCGATCAGCTGCTTCCTGAATGGCTGACTTGCCCAGGCCCAGCGCCTCGGCGGCTTTGCGGATGCTCCCGTGCTCTCTGACCGCCTCTGCGGCTCGCCACTGGGTGTCTGTGGCCCAGTCGGGCTTGTGGCCATCGGGGGGAACGAAGGTCAAAGCCATGCGGCGTTTCCGAGCTGTGGGAGGGGCAGCCTAGTAGGTGTACGGCGCGGGCGAGCCGTAGCCGGTCAGCTGGTTCATGATGTCGGCACCTGCGTTCGAGGCACCTTTCTGCGTGGCGACGCCGCCCAGCTTGCCCATGCTCTCGGCGGCCTGCTGCGCGGTGGCTGCTGCCTGCTGCGCCGCCTGCTGGTCGGCACGGGCCTTGCGGACGAGGGCGACCTCCTCCTTGCCGACGATCAGCTCGGGGTCGACGCCGATCTGGTCGGCGTAGTTGTCCACCCAGCGGTCGGCGTCGAACTTGTCGAGCACTTCGGGCTTGATCTGGGCCATAGCTCCGAGGTTGCCGACGAAGCGGTCGGTGCTGTTCGCGCCGATGGCACGTTGGGCCTGGGCCAGGATCGAGACGAACTCGACATCCAGGTTCACGCCGATCAGCTCTTCGGGAGGGGGAGGGAGGACGCCCGACTGCAGCAGGCGCTCGAAGGTGACCTCGATCAGCGGGTCGAGCAGCTCGTTGTGCAGACGCTCGAGCACGGGGCCCAGCATCAGGAGCTTCTCTTCGTGGCGCTCTGCCACCTCGGTGGCGGTCATGTTGGTCGAGACGGCCTGCGAGATCATCAGGAACAGGTCGGAGTACATGCCCTCGCGGATGCGTTGGCGGACGTCCTGAATGTCCATGAGCAGGTGGTTGAGGTCGATGCCGCCCTGGAACAGGGGCTTGATGCCGCCACCGGCCGAGGCCGTGTCGACGGTGGTGTAGCCGCCCGGCAGGATGTCGACCTCCTCGCCCTTGAGGCTCGAAGGCCCCTGCAGAGGGGGGCGGACCTGGTAGTCGATGCCCTGGCTCTTGCGCAGCTGCTCGTGCTGGAGCTGCTTGATGTCGCCGAGCACCTCCATGCCAGGGCTCTGGCCGTAGACGTCCTCGCTCGAGGTGTACCAGCGGGGGGCCAGGACGCGGAAGCGGTCGAAACCACCCTCGCGCAGGAGCTTGTCGCCGTCGCCACCCTTCTCGAAGTAGCAGGAGGCCCAGGGCATGTCGCGGCTGGCCTTGGAGCGGATGTCGCGCTCCTTGCGGGGCTCGACGGCGTGGATGATGGTGACCCAGCTGTCGCCGTTGCCGTTGGTGACCATGTTCTTGACGGCCGACGAGCAGCTGTCAGCGCCGAACTCTTGCACCAGCTGGCGCGCGGTCTTCTGCAGCTCGCGGTACGACGTGTCGACGTTGCCCCTGAAGTCGGTGGCCAGGGCATAACGCCCCACGGTATTGGGGTAGAGGTGGATGCCCCTGTCGAAGTCATCCATGATCAGGGTGTTGGCCGTGCCGAAGGCACCCAGCTCCTCGTAGAGCTGGTGCAGGGCGCGGTAGGTGTTGGACTGGCCGAAGACGGCCTGCATCTTGCGGGTGACCTGTGCCAGCCAGATTTTCACGGGCTGGTATTCCATCAGCGCGTCGTCGGGGATGCGCAGCCGGAACCAGGGTCGTGCGGGGCTGGTCACGCCCGACATCATGCCCGCCGCCAGGATGCGCAGAGCGCCCGTGCCGGTGCGGTCGTAGATGTTGTTGTGGCGGCGCTTGCCGTCGTTGCGGTCGGTCACGGAGAAGCGGCCAGCACGAGGGAACAGCTGCGCGGACAGCTCCTCCCAGTGCGATACCCACGACGACCGCTCGGTCTCGAGCATGGACCATCGCTTCTGGTAGTGCTGCTTCTTGGGGGTCTCGATCACGCAGGTGACCCCAGATTGAGCTTGATCATGCGGAGGCAGGCCTCGAACAGCACGTCATCGCTACGCCCGCGGCGCTGGACGCCGCAGGCTTCAGCCAACCGGGCGATCTGTTCGGTGGTCAGGGCCACGTTCAGCCTCCCAGCAGTGAGTTACGGCCGAGGGCCATGTTGGTCAGAGCAGCACCGCCTGGGCCGGTGAGAAGGGTGGCGGCTGCCGACCCCGCCTTGTTGGCCTTGAACAGCGACGCCAGGTTGGGGGCCTGGCGGTTGGCCTTGGCCTCTGCCTGCTGCGCGTCGGCCTGCGTCTTGGCGGCGGCGGCCGAGGCCTCGCGTTGGGCAGCCTCCTGGGCGCGCAGCGCCTTGCGCTGATCGCTGGCAGCGCCGAACACGGCGGCGACGGGGGACAGAAGTCGGGCTGGGTTGCCGCACATAGAATGGCCTCGGGTTTAAGCGAGCGGATCGTAGTCGCGAGGCTTCCTCGAAGACATACCGGGCATGTTGCGTATCTTCGGGGTGTTGATGCAGGCGAGAGCCAGAGCGGATAGGTGGTCGGGGCTGCGCTTGATCCTGTCGACGATGTCCTCTCGGCTCTCGACGTAGACCTGGGAGCCGCGGAGCTTCCACTTCGGGGCGCAGAGGTCGGCCAGGAGCTTCTTTGAGGGGGGCAGGGCGATGTTGTTGTTGGCCTCTGGGTCGAGCAGCTCTCGCAGCCGCCAGATGTGCTCCGACCGCTGGTTGAAGAAGCCCAGACGCCCTGACTTGTCGCGTGCTCCCGACTTCTCCGAGACGTTGACGCCGAGCACCTGCTGCCTGGCCTCCTTGAGGAAGTCGTAGGGGCTCGAGCCCACGCCGATGATGTCGATGTGGATGGGGCTGTGGTCGCGGTTGGCTGCGATGGCCAGGCCCGCCACCATCGGGCCGTTGGGTGTCTCTGCTCCCGGGTACTCGAGGGGTTCATCGAACCACCAGCCCTCGTGCCTGCGGTAGATCACGGTCTTGTCCTTGCCCCCTCGCGCCACGTCGACGCCGAGCGACACCATCTCGGGCTTGGGCGAGAGGGGCTTCCACCTGGCCTGGGCCAGCTCCACCCAGCGGGTCGGGATGACCTGCCAGATGTCGTCCTCCATGCCCGCCTTGAAGTCGCCGTTCAGCATCTGGCTGCGAAGGGGTTCTGGCAGCGCCTGTAGCGTGCTCATGTAGCCGGTCCCGGTGAGGAATGGGTTGTCTCGCACTCGCGAGGGGATGAAGGTCCGAGACATGGGCTGGATCACCAGGTCTGGGCTCTCTGCGTAGTCGGCAGGGTTGAAGTCGTAGTCGGGCTCGCCGTCGGCGATGACGAAGGGCTTGCCGTTGTCGACCTCGAGGTCATTGCCTGCGACGGTCGCGAACCAGCGCAGCTCTCCCGGCACGGCGGGGTTGGGGTGCTTGTCGTCGAGCCAGGGGCCGAAGAAGTCCACGATCCACCGGCCCTCTGCGCTGGTTGGCGGGTTGAAGGTCAGCAGTGCCTGGCAGCGTTGACCGACCACCGTGGTGCGCAGCCAGCCCAGGAGGAAGCGCACCTGCAGCTCGAGGAAGTTGGCAGCCTCGTCGAACACGATCAGGTCGTGCGGCCGACCCTGGTACTTCTTCTCGTCGCCAGCGTTGGGCACAGAGCCCAGCTCGATCTGCAGGGCCTTGCCGTCGCTGCGTGTCTGTCGCCAGATGCCCTTGGTCGAGTTGTATCCGTCCTTGGTGCCGAACAGCTCCTCGAGCCTGTCCTCGATGGCGGACAGCTCCGTGCCGACGCGACGCAGGATCATGATCTTGCGGTGGTCCTCGATGCTCTTGCCACAGGCCAGGTCGGTCTTGCCGCCACCTGCAGCACCACCGTAGCCGATGATGTCGGCCGTGCTCTGATAGGCGTCGGTCTGCGGCCCAGGCAGGGGCCGCCAGCGTTTCTTGTCGCGGGCCAGCAGAGCGAACAGGTCGCGCCTCTCTGCCTCGGTGAGGTGGGGCAGCAGCTTCTGGACCTCGGCGACCGAGGGGGGCCTCACGCGAGGTCTGAGCCGTCTTCGGGCTCACCGTCTGCCCGGGCCTGGGCCAGCGCCAGCAGCGAGGCGATCTTGGCCGAGGCCGCGGCGTCTGTGAACTCGACGGGTCCGCCCCCGGGGTTCGACAGTTGGATGCCCTGCTGCGGGCGGTAGCGGGGCGACCAGGAGGACAGCAGCTTCTCGCGGGCGTAGACCCGCAGCTTGGAGCGGGCAACGGCCTCGGCGTCCACCACGGTGTACTCTTCGCCGTTGCGGTTCTTGCGGACGACCCAGTCGGCGGAGCCGTCCTCGGCGATGTCTATGATCTCGTCGGCGATAGCGTCGTAGCCCACGTCGCGGGCCAGCTCGTAGGCCTCCTTGAACTCGGGGCGGTCAGCCTTCCAGCGGTGAACCGACCACCGCGAGGGCATGCACTCCTCGTCGCGCAGGATCGAGGCCAGGGTGATCCCCCGCGACAGCAGCTCGCAAATGCGGGCCGCCTTCGCGGGGTCGTAGGTGGCCGTGTTGATGTTGAGGAGGGGACGGGTCATGGTTCACATGAGACTACGCGCGCGGTTGGCCGCAAGCCATACGATCAGAGTTGGTCAGCCGCTCTTCCTGATCCTGAATGTGATGATGTCGGCGACCGTCGCCTTGTGGACGTCGAACTTCTGGGCGAGCGTGCCATAGCTCCAGCCGCCCTCCTCATACATCGACCGCATCAGCTCGACCTCTGCGTTGGTCAGCTTCGCGTCGTGGTGCTTCTCACCCAAACGTGCCATTTTTTACGTGCTCCTGTTTGGTTACGGTTGGGTACGCTTGGCGTGGACAACTGTAACCGGGGTTAAAGTGTTGGTTTGCTTGAGCTTTCGACGTCACGTCTACAGACTACAGATGTTTTTCTCTAACCTCTCCCCAGGGGCCCTGTACGGGGCCCTATACTACTATGTCCTACCCTCCCCTTTAGAAAGTAGTGTAGACAGTGTTACCGCCCCGCAAACGCCCGCCCCGTGGGGTTTTGGCGGTTACACTACGTCCGTAGCCGCACCGTAACCGCCGTAGACATTCACTCCCGCACCCACCTCCGAACCGACTTGCGCCCGTCTTTCTGCACTTTTTGGCAGAAACCGAGGGTCCGCAGCACCTTCGCTACCCGCGTCTCGTCCGCGCGTTTTATTGCATGTTCGCGGCAGTAGAGGGCCTGCGTCAAAACATCGTGCGTCTTGAAGCCCTCCGCGCCCGGCAAGGTGCCGTCCAGGTCGGGGGTCTCGAGCCACTTTTCGATGGCGTCTTCCCAGGTGTCGGTGACCCTGTAGTCGTCATGCACACCCTCGGCCAAGGCCTGCGCTTCGCGCCACTCGACACCACCGGCCGCGTGCATCACCCGGGCTTCGGCCCAGAGCTGGTCCCTGTCCCTGGCGATGCCTTCGACGTCCACCTCGCCGCAGGCCATAGGCAACCAGCGCCGCGCGCCCGTGGGGTCGTCGAGAAGGTCGGTCGGGTTGGAGGTGCCCTGGATCACACAGCGCCGCTGGAGGGTGACGGCGTACTCCTGGTACTTGGGCACCCAGTCCTCCTTCGAGCGGGTGATCCAAGCCTTGATGGTCTCGATCTCGCGAGACCGCAGGCCCGACAGCTCGCCCAGCTCCACCATCAGCGCGCCGCGCATCAGCCGAGCCCGGGCGTCCTCATCCTGGTGGAAGGACAGCTCTCGGAAGGTGTCCTCTGGCACCATAGCCCTCACGCCGCGGGTCTTGCCCTGCCCCTGTGCGCCGGTCAGGATCGGCACCATGTCAGCCTGACAGCCAGGGGTCATGACGCGACCAGCCATCGCCGTCCAGATATAGCGAGACGAGGCGGTGGTGTAGGCCGAGGCCTCGACACCGAAGTAGGTATGGTAGAAGCCATCGACCCTCTTCACCCCGTCCCACGTCAGGCCCTCGAGCCAGACCTGGGCGGTGTCGACGCTTTGGTGCTCTGCCACGTAGAGCACGACGTCGCGGATCATCTCACGGCCGACGGGCTTGAAGCCGAGGGCGGCGAGGGTGAGGCGCAGCTCTGTGTAGTGGTGGTCCTTGAAGGCCAGCCACTTGCCCGGGTGCGCGACGTCAGCATAGACCAGCTCTCCGCGGAAGGCGTCGAGACGGATGTCCATGCCACAGACGTCGGGGCGCAGGAGGGCGGGGCGGACGTTCTCGATCAGCGCCTCGATGCGGCCCTTGCCGTCGCGGATGAAGGCGGGCAGCGGCAGGTCGATCTGCTCACCGTCGATCACCACCGGCGTCAAGTCCTCGAAGTCATCGGCCGAGGCGACGTCCTGCCACCCGTGCTCGCGAGCCTTGGCGAAGATCGTGCGCTCGGTGATGGGGTTGGCCGTCTCTCCCTTCTGGTCGAGCCAGGCCCAGACCTTGATGGCCAGCTCGTCCTCGTCGAAGTGCGGGGCCCTGGCCGAGAACTCCAGCGCCAAGGCATAACCCTCATCGCTCCCGCCCGTGGCGTGGTGGATGCCAGAGATGATGTCGCGCCACTCGTCATAGCCCAAGGGGCTGGTGTCGTTGGGGATCGCGGCCAGGGCGTCGCGCAGTTGTGAGGGCTGGACCTGCATATTCCCCAGGGCCAGCTCGCGCACCGGCCGATCCACCACCGGCACAGGGGCCGACGGCGTCCACGCCAGCTGCAGCGCATACTCGCGATCCATCACCTCGTAGTCGCAGAGCGGCTCGAGCGGCGCGGACTTGCCAGCTAGGGGCAGGATGAACTGGTTCCCGAAGCCATGCTCCGGCACGCTGTCCTGTTTGGGGAAGACCTCGATCTCGCCCTGGGCGACGCCCTTGGCTCCGTCCTTGTAGCCGATCTCGACCAGCAGGGCCTTGCAGAGCTGGCGCACCGAGTAGGCGTCCTGCGGCTCATCCCAGATCAGGAAAACGTGGATGCCGTGGCCGCCCGTCGAGCGGAAGGGCACCGGCTGCAGGCCAGACCAGCCGAGGCTGTTGCACAGGTTCTCGGCCACAGCGACCATCTCTGCCCAAGGGGTCTGCCCCTTGTGGCTGTCGAGGTCGAACAGCGCGATGCGCGTCGTGCTCTCGCCTGCCTTGATGGGGCAGACGCCACGCGGCATCGTGCCGTCGAAGTGGCGCTTCAAGCGCGCCTCGGTCAGAGGCTCTCGGGTCCAGGCCATGCCGGTCGAGGCCTTGATGGCGGTCACGTCCGTGCGGGCGCGAGACGTTAGCGGCTCGAGGGCCGCGATGAGATTGTCCTTCTCGGTGGTCATACTATCCCAGCACCTTCTCTGGGTTGACCAGGTTCGCGGCAGGTACGCCGAGCCGCTCGCGGATGACCTGGGCGTGGCGCACGGGCATCCAGCGGGCACCGTTCAGCCAGCCGCTGACGGCCTGCTGCGTCACGCCGAGGAGGGCCGCCAGCTTCACCTGACCACCAGCCAGGGCGATGGCCTGGGCGATGTGCTCGCGGACTTCGGGGGTGGTTCGGGCGCTCATACGTCTTCTCCTGTAAGGGCGGCTTCGATCACCGCCAGTTCAGATGCGAAGTTGGTCACGAACTCCAGTTGGTCTCGCGGGACGCCGTTAACTAGCTTGGCGGCTAACGCCTCGATTGACTGGTCTGTGCATCGGAGGTTTTCAGTGCAGACCAGCGCATGACGGGCGACCTCCAACGCCCCCCGCAGCCTCTCTATCTCAGCGGCTTGGCGTTCAATGGTGCGGGCCGCATTGGCGAGCAATGCGTCAGTTTTTTTAGGGTCCACGACGCAGTTGGTGTTGCTGTCGCGCATATAGATGCAGCCGACCCAAAGCTTCTTCAGCAGACCGGCTATGTCAGTGGTGGTCATGGCGTTTTCTCCACTCGGAACGGAAGGCGGAAACGAAAGTTTCTCCGGCGAGATACCGAGACCACGCTCGGTCATAGACGCTCGCGCTCATGCGCGGCTCCATTCAATCTCGACCGGCCCGATGTATAGGCGACGATAGTGCGGCTTGCTGGCGGGGCGGATAAACGCAAAACGCCAGCCCCAGCGAAGGGCGACAAGCAGGTGCCATAAGCCGCCGTTGCGATGTCGGAGAAACCCGGTGCTGATAAAGTATCGTCCAGTAATCACCCTTCCCTCCCTGTATCGGTGGCTATGTCAGGGGTGGTCATTGGTCCGGGTCCCATCCCAAAAGCAGAAAAAGGAGAACGAGCGTCGCGGTCACAGCTAGGGCGGCGATCTTGATTTCTTCCCAAGTCATCACCCTTCCCTCCTTGTATAGGTGGCTTTCGTGCCAAGGGCTGCAAGGATGCGCTTGGCCGTGAAGTCGAAAAGGCCGTCGCCCGGTGCCGCTGCGCCACGCTGGTGGTCTTCAAACGCCGCCGCAAGAATGGACGCAATCTCCTCCCTCGACACCGGAACGACAGGGGATGCGTAGAGGGGGACATGCCCCGTCCAAGGTCGGTGGCCCCAGATGTGAAGCTCTAGGCGCGGGTGATGGGGGTCTGCCAGTTCGGCTAGTTCGGTTGGCCGAACCCAAGCCACCACCTCCCCCTCTGGGGCAGGGGTGCGGCGGTTCCATGCTGCGATGGCTTGGCTTTTGTAGGCATCCGATCCGCGCTCGTCGGAAACGTCCTGCCCGTCACCGACGCGGACGCCGTGACTTCTGAAACCGTCATAAGTTGGGCAGTCGAGGTTCACACACTGGACCGCGCCCCATCCGTTGCCCTCGCTGCCTGGGTCTTTCGGCAGGATTTCGAGGCTGGTCGATCCACAGAACGGACAGGGCAACAGTTTCTCAGTCATGGCTCTTGCCTTTCAGGGTGGCGCGAGCAAGGTCGAATTCAATGCTGTCAAAGCCCGGCAGGATGCGTTCAGCCATCGCGGTCGGAGACGGCTCGTCAGGGAAGTTCAAGCGCATATCGAGGTCGTCAGCCAAGAGCGCGCCTTCGAGGCGGCACAGATATTCCGCCGCCTCTCGCAACGCCCGTCCCCGCTCCTGGTAGTCGAGCAGGAGGGCGCGGATAGCGTCGATCTCGCCCTCGGACACCGGAACGCAACGCGGCCACACATCACTGGCGAGCGCCAGCCACTCGCTGACAACCGCCTCCATATCGTCGGGGGTCATGGGCGGACTCCGTGCGCTTCGCAAAATGCGACATAACCGTCACCGGCGATATGTGGACTGCGAGGCCGACCGGCTGCGTTCCACGCCGCAACGGCTTCAAGCCAATCCTCGGCCTCGTTAAGCTGGTCTTCCATACGACGGGTTTCGTCTCTGATGTCGTTGTCAGACATAGCGTCGAAGTCGTTTTGGTATCTGGCCCACGCGGTCATGCTGCTTCTCCCGTGGCGCGGGCGATGGCTGCGTAGATGGCTGCCAGTTCAGCGGAAAAGTCTGCCCAGTTTTGTTTTGCGTCGGTCATATCAAGCAATCCAAAAGAGCGAGAGAACACCAGCCACCACGGCCAGCAGGATGATAGAGCGAGGCCTGAACACCTCGGCCAAGGCTCGGAGCCACAGCGGCACTTCGTCAGCCGGTCGGAAGTCCCAGCCGCGTTCGGACTGGCTGGTCTGCATGGCCGCAACGCGGCGGTGGTCACGGGGGTCGGTCATTGTCTCTGTCCTTTTTGCTGTCGGCTTGTCCCGACGAGCCCTCTGTCTATACCCGGCCCAGGCGTTGTACAAGCATTTTCTCACATGCATACTTTTCACAACCAAACGCTTGACACCCATTT